GACGGAACGCCGACCGTGCCGGCACCGCTGACCCTGGCGTTCGCGTTGGCCGTATAGCCAGTCGCGGCATCCGCGGTCGTGAGCGCGCGGTAGACCGAAGTGGTCTGCGCGTTCGTCGCGCCAGGAGCTGCGTTGACGCCGATCGACACGTTGTCGTATACCTTCGCAAGCGCGGTGCCAATCGCCGAGGACTTGCTGTTGATGATGTCCGCCAAGGAGTCCATGATGTCCTCTTCAGCGATGTCGATCTCAGTGCCCCACTTACCAGCGGTGAGCAGGACGCTGTCGTCAGTGTTGTCGGAGGTACCTGCCTGCGCACCGCCGAACGGACCGTAGGTCGCGCCCTTCTGCACCAGACCTGCCACGACGCCGCCATCGCGTGCCACGTACCGCGACTGCGAAGCCATCATGACGTTCTGAGCGTAGGTCTCGACCGCGCTGTGCTGGGTCACCTTCTGGATGACCTGTGCGCCGTACTCAACCGGGATCCAGCCGGACACGAACTGCGATGCAGGCCCGACACCGGTCCCGTAACCGGAAGTTGCCACTTGTCCTCCCTATCTGCGGCCCAGCACTTTACTGAGCCGTTATCTGCCCGTACCCGGGGGCGCTACCATCTGCGGATTCAGAACCTGTTCCGCAAGGATCTCGTTCCAAGGCCGAGGCCTTCCATCGTTACCGCTCTTGTCCTGCCGGCGGCTCGAATTCGAGCCGGAGCCCGCATTCGCGTTGCCAGCTCGAGCCTTGCCGTCAGGCGGGGCGGCAAACAGATTCGGGAACTCCTCCTTCAGCCCTGCAATCTGCTCATCAAGGCCGACCGGGGCTCCGTCATCATCCAGATCGATCTGCTCCAGATCAAGCAGTCCTACCAGGCGCGTCGCACCGTTTCCCTGAACCCCGGCTGCACGGAGCTCCGCTGCAGCCAGCGCCCTCAACAGAGGCGGCTTCACTTGAGCCTCACGCTCGGTCGCTGCCGTCTCTCGGGCCTCTATGAGCGCACGCTCCTCAGCGGACGCGTTCTGGCGCCGAAGTGCCGCCATGTCCTTCTCGAGCTTCTTGCGGTTCGCCCGCTCGGCTGCTAGGGCCTTCTTGACTCGATCGAGATCCGTATCGGCCGGAGGCTGCTTGGTCGCAGCCGGCTCATCACCTGCCGGCTTGTCACCACCCTCAGGTTCTCCACTGTCTCCAGCATCGCTAGCGTCATCTCCAGCATCGCCAGTGTCCCCACCAGCATCGCTATCGCTGCTAGCGCTACCGCCCGTGTCGCCAGTGTCGCCACCCGCATCATCGGCGTCCTGTGCTCCCTGTACCAACCAGATCGGACGACCGTCACGGCGATACCCGATCAGTTGCGGTCGTAGCTTCACGCTACCCATCCCTTCTTGTACTTGCGCGGCCTGCGTCCTGGCTTCACGCGTCGCACACGCCGCTTCGTATACCTTCCACCTCTAGTCTTCCTCTGGTACGCCATCACGGCTCCGCATGCGGCATCATTTCCGGCGGCAGGTTCTGCGCAAACAGACCCGTCACCGCCGGCCCCGACTGCGTATGAACCGTAGGCGGATCCGGAGGAATTGTCACTCCCCACGCGTCCAACTGCTCTGGAGTGTATCCCAACTCCAGAAGCAGCTGGCGCGCAGGAACACCGAGCTGGTACTTGATCTGCTGACCCTGCAGCGAACTCAGGTCACTGACAGTTGCCGCAGGTACCCAGTTCACCTGCACCGGGATGTGCTCAGACATCCCATGTACCTTAAGCGAGAACCGCCATACATCACGCCATGTCGCACCAAACGACAACTGGCGCTTCCGAACCTTCTTCGCAAAGGGCGCCTCAATGACTCGCAGAGACTCGCCCGAGACGTTTGAGACAATCGGATCAAGGAAATGCATCGGCGTCGTCGTCACCACAGCCATCGCATGAACGTATTCAGTAAACGGCCGCAGGAACGCGATTGGGTCAGCCGGTGTGAACTCACCGTACTGCTTGATCCCACGCATGAACCAGACAGACGCAGGATCGGCTGTTAGCTGCGACCCCGGATCTATCTCCTGCTGCATCGTCCCGCCAGTGTTCAGCGTGAACGCGTACTCCCCTTCATCCCCGAACGCAGCCTCCGACGTATCAAACCCCGGTTCCATAATCGCATAGCGCTGTGGAAACGCATTGTAGTCAACACTCGCCATATGACTGATGACAAGCTTCTGAATCGAGTCCTGAGGACCGTACGCGTCACGATGCTCCGGCCTCCCGTACGGGAACGCGTTCCGGAAGTGAAAGACCGGGACCTCTCCGAATGGATTGTCCAACGGCCACTGACCATCATCCTCCGGATCAATACGCTTTTGCCATAGCGGCTTGGTCCCCTGCATCGTCTCAGGAGCCATCATGTACTTCTCAATGCGGTCTTCGTAATACAAGTTCACGAACATGTAGTCCGTAGTCTGATCGATCCAGCGCTTGATCGCGTACTTCTTGTGATGCTCATCCTCATCGTCATAGAACAGCCGCATGACACGAGGCGAGCAGTAGAAGATGTCAACCTTCTCGCTGCCATCCTCAAGCTGCTCGTCCGGCGAGGGCCAGATGAACACATACGCATCACCAAACTTGGAAGCCTGCAACATGATGTCCGGAGCGAACAGGTCCAGCTGGTTAGCCTCCCACTCCTCAGTAACAAACGCGTGCGCATCATCGTCCTGAATCGAAACGCCCGAAATCTCCATGCGCTCCGAGACAGCATCAACCGCCAGCTTGGCAAAGTTATAGTTGAACATCACACCTGAAGCACCCATCGCGATCTTCATCCGCAACGATGCAAAGTATTCAGGCTGTGTGCCGAAGTAGTAGTCAGCCGCTCTTGCATAGCCCGGCTGTGAGTTGTTCAGCTCAGTAACCGCATATTTCAGGTCAGCAGTATTATCCGGTGGCGGCTCTGGTGGCGAAGTCGGGCGCGGATCCAAACTCATGATCGACATCACGCCACCTTGACCTTCATCGAACGGCCGCTACCGTCAAACACAATCCTGCAAGCATTACACTTACGCCAACAACAGTTAGGCGAGCCACAATGCGGATGCTCGGACCACGCCCGGCAGTTGGGACAGCGCTGTTTACTCATCATCCCCAACTCCCGTCATGCGCGCGTACGAGTAGGTCCCACCACTAAGACCGCGACGAGGAGGCTTAATGAAGCGCCTCACGCCTACTTCCACAGCGTCAATGAGGTCATTATCCATTCCCGTCTGATGCGCACACATCTCGGTTTCCAACCGAGGCATGACTCTCGAGTGAACTACCTTGCCGCGCTGGTAACAATTCAGCAAACGCATGAACCGGAAGTCCTTCTGCAAGGACGACCAAGACATCTCAAGCCTGACCGGAAGGTCGTGGAAGACTGCCACCCAGGTATCCCCGCCCTGGTTCGACTCAACACGCACCAAACCGATCTCCGGGAACTGCTCCATATACCATAGCGCTGTATCGCGCAGTTTCTTCGGGGGCAGCCGTACGGTGGTAGCGTATTTGACGACCGCGACCTTCCGGACGTCATTATAGCCGATTACTGCTAGGCCAGTGCTGTGAGATGTTGACTTCGCAGTGACCGCTGGATCAAAGACCAAGACGTCAAATACCGTCTCAAGGTCCTCGTGAATAAAGTCATCATCAGTCCAGTAGTCACCAGAGGGACTCACTGGCTGGTTCAGAAACTCCTTCTTGTAATCCTGAGTGTGCTCATGTGCGTGAAGGTACTCAAGAGGCCACTTCGTAGGCCAGCAGGACCGCTCAGTCCCGTCATCGTTGACCACAACCGGCGCGTAGTAGTGAACCTTGATGTTCTGATCCTCTATCCACTCCGGCGTATCCTCAGTTGGATGTAGCCTCGACTCGACCAGCTGATGCATGATGGAACCAGGAGCGGTAACCGTCCCGACTATCACAACCCGGGCAAACTCGTTCAAGTGAAACACCGTTTCCAGCATCCAACGAAGCCGGAGCACCATCACGGCCTCGCTGTACTTTTCTTGGCCGGGCTCGATGTCGTCCAGAATGATCAAGTCGGGACGGGACTTACCAGACTTGAGTCCGCGAGCGGCTGTCCCGGACCCCTTCGCCATCATGACGAAGCCATTTGCCTGCTCAATCTTGTCAACCCTCGCACTGACCGTCTTCTTCGCTAGGGCCCCTCCGGTCCTCCGCACCTTAGGCGCACACAGCAGCGGAAAGTCCTGAACAAGCAAGTCGTTAGTGTCAAACTCGCCTCGGATGGTAGCCAAGTGGTTCTTCGCCTGATCCGCCGAGTCCGAGAACGCAACAATGAACCTTATCCAACCGTGAGCGGCCGCCCACATAGGCAATATCAAGAACAGCCACGTCGACTTCCCAGAGCCACGAGGAGCGACATAGCAGTCCCTGAACTGTCGAGGCTCACTACTCCTACGGCGCCAGTCCCTAGCTGCCTCAATGATGTCCCGGTGAAAGTCCGCAAACGACAACTTGTTACGGGTCTCAGGTGAATGCAAGTGATCAATCAAATACACCAGCGCGAACAGAAGCGGATCGTTCTTAGTAAGCCTAACCCGGTCATCTTTGTCGTCCGAAGCGAGCGCCTCCCGATCCAGCCCGCTCAGGTACTCCTGAAACCAAGCTGGACCGGAAGGTCTGTCAATCAGCCGCAATAGCGTGGTCGGGTACTCGTGGGTCTCCTCCTCCGCCGCCAGCTCCGGATCTGGGGCAAAGTAGTAATTGCGATGGAGCTCCCGTACCCGTTCCACAGCTATCCGTACGCGCCCGAGTCCCCACGGAACGACCCGATGGGCACATAGGTCCCGATGTCGTCGGTGTCGTTGTCCCCGTCAGGACTCGACTCTTCCCCGCATCGGAGATCGGTACCGAACCCGAGGTTCTCGGTGTCGTCAGGCGGAGTGAACGAGTGCGCCATCTGAGTGCCACCGCCCCAGTGCGCTGATGCATGTGCGTCCGACATGTTACCTCCAGGACTTGACTAGTATTCGTCCTATAGCTAATTATATCACGAAGACCGCTGGGCTCTCACCGGGACGCATCAAAAAAGATCTTCGAATCCTTTTTGGAAAAGCTTGACTTTCCAGATGGGTTCATGATATAATAGATATAGAACCATATCACAGCGGGCGAACGACCAGTCCCGAAAGGGTACACATATGGCTCAGCGCGTAGACGCCGACCGACCGCGTCGGCGTACTTTTTACCCGTGGCAACAGTGGATGGACGGATCTGTCTGGAGGGCCATTCATGGCGAGGACTTCACATGCGATCCTCACCACTTCCAGACCGCCCTTCACCAACGGGCTCGACAAGAGGGTATGACAGTCGAAACCGGCACTCCCGAGAGAGGAGTTGTCGAGTTCGTCTTTCGCAAAAGGGAAGCCGCCGGTGTCGCGCACGCAGTATGACTGGGATGCGCTCCTGAACATCTCAGTCAACGCCGAATGCGGTCTAGAAGAAGACAACTGGTGCAAAGGTCGTCACGCTCCGATCTGGGAACTCACCCGAGGCGAAGACTTCCCAACAACGATGGGCCGGCACAGTCTCCAAGCAGCCATGCATACGAAAGCCCGAAAGCGCGGACTAAGGTGTCACACAGCAGTACAGCAGAACGGTCTACAGGTCCAGTTCTACAAGAAGGAACACCATGGAATACAGACCAGTAACTGACGCCGAATGGGCATACCTCCAGCGACGCTTTGCAGCTCTCGAACGCCGACCAGGCATGCGGGAGCTGTTCAATAACTCCCTCGAAGGTTCGCCGTACGATGCTACCCAGCGTCGAACATTCCGAAGAGAGATCTTCGAGCAGATCCGAGAACTAGCATCACCAAGGGCTACGTACCAGAACCCATACTTCGAGCTGACCTGGTATCGCGCGGTTCAGGTCAACCCAACTATCAATAACGACTACATGCACAACCGAGCTATCCTCTGGCAAGCGTATTACAACAGACCCGAACCCGACAGCCTTCGCAGGTCACGCATTCGGGAATGGAACAACTTGGTCGGCGTCAGTCCAGAAGAAGCCGGCATGGAGACGATCACCGACGGGGAGGAGCTCGAGGTCTCAGAATGAAAGAGCAGCCAACCAAACTCTTGAGGGCCCGACCAGGCCCCGAGAAGCAGCCACCGAAACTGAACCCCTTCGTCGCCGTTAAAGGCATTCCTTACAACCCATGGTCTCTATGCACACCCGAGAACCGGCACGCCTATCTCGTCACATGCGGTCTCGGGCCGGCAATCGCTAAAGTCCTTACGGCCAACCTGTCGCAATTTGACCGAGAGCGAATAATCAAGAAACGGCGGACACACACATATCGCGACGGCAGACAGCTCGAAATCAAGTACCGTACAATGCATGGCACCAACTCAGTCATCGGGGCATACATACGGCTCCAGAACAGGAGAGGCGTTTCAGTTCAGATCTTCGACGTCCAAAGCTTCTTCCAGACCTCCTGGACCAAACTATGTAGACGCTACAAGAGCGACGATCTCGCAGTCATCATGGAACGTACGAGGGCCTCGCTGGCATCAGTAGGCATAACGTCCTACCAGCAGCAGTGGTGGCTATGCTCATCACTAGCCGCGTATATCTGGAAGAAGCTCGACATCAACCTAGGAAATGTGCCCGCTCTCTCGGCCCCGAAGGGACCAGGAAACCTTCAAGGCTATCACGTATTCGGACATACTGATCATCCCGTCTACTCGTACGACATTCGCAGCGCCTACCTATCCGTCATGGCAGAGTTCGACGCACTCAGGCCGTTCACTGACTACGTATGGCACGCACGCAGGGAGCTCGAACAGGCAAACGATCCCGCCGCTCATGTACTGAAACTGCTAGCGACCATCATGCCCGGGAAGTTCACGAGCGAGCACAAAGGCAACAAGTTCCACCGCCCGGTGCTAGGCCAATACATCAGACAGACAGTTAATCGACGCCTCGAAGAGGCGATGCTTATTACCGATAAGTTCGAAGCCCCTACCCATTTGAACGTCTTCCGCTACTGCGTCGACGGCTTCATAGCATTCAGCGACATTAGCCGATACCTGGAAATCGGCGACGGCCTCGGTCAATGGAAGCCCATTAAGCGACACGAGTACCTCACTATCGCGAAGACCAACGTCTGGTGGACTGACCGCGAATATAAGGACGGCGGCTATCACGTTACTGAAGCGGATCTCCTCAACGGCCTCAGTAATGATCCGTTTAGCATCCGAACCTCACGCACAGTCTTTGATTGGGAGCTACTAGAGGAACGCATCGAGCCCGTAACACTACGCCAAAGTCATCAAGGCCTTCTCTGTCGCAGATGCTGGGAAGGCACCGACATAGACCTACACGATCGCGGGTGAGACATGGCTTGGTTTGTATGGCTCATTGCCGGAGTGCTACTCGGCGCCCTCATCTGCTATATCGGCATCATCATCTACTTCGCTAAAGGAACCTGGTGGTAACGTGGACCCCATCGGGTGGTGTATCGCTAACCTCCATCAACTACTCGGCCACGACAAAGCTGCAGCCGTCCTTGGCGTTCCGGTAGGCGACAAGCGACACTGCATCATCTGCCACTATGAGCACTTCCCAACGCCCGAGAATAAGCAGGCCGTCATCGAGGCACTGACTCCGCGGGAGGGCTAATGTACAATTACGAGGAACACACGTTTGGAGAGTGGTGCTATCGATTCGGACCCCACCTGCTCACTACTACCTACTACCGAGACTGGCGACACCTACGCCCGTGGCGTAAGCTCTACACAATACGCTGCTATGAATGCGACATTAACATCAACGAGCTAGCAGGAGGATACAATTCCGTTTGACTACTACGTCCAGGAAACAGTAATCAACATACCGCCTCCGGACTACTTGATCGACAAGGTACTGCCCGAAGGTCTCAGTCTGCTATCCGCACATCCGAAAGCCGGCAAGTCGCTGGTTGCCCTCGACTGGGCAATGTGCCTGAGTACCGGTCTCGACTGGATGGGAATCAAGTGTGTCCAAGCGCCCGTACTTTACATTCTGTCTGAAGCACGTGGTACGCTACCCTCACGCGTAAAGGCTTGGCAAAAACTGCACGGCATGCACTCCGCCGAGATAACATGGGCATGCGGCTTTACCAATATGCAAGACTACGGTCGGGTTGTTCGAGAACTATCGCCCCACATCCCCGAGAACGGCCTAATGATCTGGGACACTCTATCCCGCAACATGGAAGGTGAGGAATCTGAATCCAAGACTATGGGAGCAATCATTCGCACTTGTGATACCATCTACGAATCCATGCATACCAGCTCTCTGCTGGTGCATCACAGTACCAAAGAGCACACAATCAACACTTCCGGTGCAACCGTCACTGCCAGTTGGTATCGGGGACACAGCTCCCTACTGGGTGCCATTGATATGGGGATGACGCTCTTCGAAGACGAGCTCGTTTGTAAGGCAGCTCGCCACGACGAACCGTTCGACAACATTCCACTACAGCGCACTACCGTGGACGGAGGTTTGGCACTCAACTGGCATAGCAAGAAAGTG